GGTTTGCACAAACACATAAACGAAGTCCTGAAACATTGTTTTAGTGGCGAACACTTTGACAAATGGGAAATGGTTCTTCTCGAAGAACGACTTGCCGAAATGATTAAATGTTTGGGTGATGTAACAAACAATGTGGTGGAAGTTAGCCAACACATAACTGTGAACAACAAAAACATATTTGCGTCATTGTCGGAAAACAAATACGAAACAGCAGACGAATGGAATAACAGAAACAGAATCTCGTGAGTATCTGCATTCCACGGGTGGAAACACTCGTGTGATGCGATATACTCATAAGAGTAGAAACTGAGAGACATCTCTCAGTTCACAAACACAAACAGAAAGGGGTTGGCTTTATGCCCACCGAATCAGAAGAAGAATCCTATCTAGAGTGCGACGCCTGTGGCACTGAGATTGAGGAGGGATACGAGAACAGTCACTCGGGTGATTCTCTCTGCGATGGTTGTTATGAATATCGCTTAGAGGAAGAACAGCGAGAGTCGGACTCTGAATATATTTCAGACCACGACTATCGCCCAAACCCGTTGTTCTTTAACGACAATGGTCGTAAGTCTTCACAACAAGTTCTTATCGGTTCTATGCCAAAGATTTACTTTGGCATTGAGATAGAAACAGAAGCGATGTCCAGTGCGTATCCATCCGAAGGCGCTGAGTTAATTACCGATATGTGCAATGGCTTGGTCTATTGCAAGCATGACGGTTCACTCAACAACGGCTTCGAGATTGTTACGCATCCGATGAGTTTCGGTTATGTCAAGAACCACGCAGAACCATTGTGGGACGGTCTCACACGCTTGCGTCGCAAGGGCTTCCGTGCTTGGACTACCAGCACTTGTGGTTTGCACATTCATATTTCGCGTAATGCGTTCTTGAATGAAGCACACATGCACAAGTTCATGTGGTTCATCTACGGTAGCGATGTGTCTCGTGCGTCTGAGATACGACGCAATGCGCAAGAACTGCACATTGCGAATATCAAGCACTTCGCAGGTCGTGATTCACATTGGTCAAAGTTTGACCGTGAATCATTCCTCGGAACTGCTTATGACGGCGATGACGACAACGGCAATAGCGTGTATGTAACACCCACGCTCGCAGAAATTGCTAAAGGTCGCACCAAGAAAGGTAATCCAATTGCGCCGTATGCGAATGAGCGCTATCTCGCACTCAATCGCAACAATCGGCACACACTTGAGTTGCGTTTCTTCAGACCGTCATTGCGACCAGAGACAGTTCAAGCGTCTATTGAGTTCGTGCAATGTCTGTTTGACTACACAGACCAAGTTACATACAACCAAGTTGTCAAAGAGAATGCGCTCGCATCCTTTCAGTCGCTCGGTGAGTTCGCAATTACAGACCGGGACAAGTATTCACAGTTTATTGCTCGTGCAGTAAGCCGTGGCGTATTCGTTGACCCACACACACCAACCGAAACTTCGGTAGATGGAGAAGAATAAATGTGTTTATTAACATTCATGCCTAAGGGCTTAACAATCAGTTATGAGCATGCTCGTCGTGCAGCAATCAGCAATCCCGATGGTTTCGGTTTCGCTATTCACGCAGGCGACACAATCCTGACTGACCACGATATGAACTTCGAGCATCTATGGACTCGTTTCTTAGAGGCTCGCAAAGTTCAACACGGTGCTGCGATGTTTCACTTTCGCATAGCAACGCACGGCACAGTCAATACTGACAACTGCCATCCGTTCTATATCGGTGAAGACACACAGTCCGTTCTTGGTCACAACGGTATGTTGCCAGTCGCTGTGCCTGTTGGCGAGAATCGTTCCGATACTCGCCTATTCGCAGAGATTGTGCTTCCGCATTGTGGTGGCGTTGAGCGTCTTGACGACGATGAGTTCTTCAAAGAACTAGAAGCGTGGTCTGCTGGTAGCAAGTTGGTCATCATGACCGTCAATCCTGCCACCAAGTATGACTACTACATCGTCAATGAGAAAGATGGTCATTGGGGTCAAGATGGAGTTTGGTATTCCAATAGTTCATACAAACCAATTGCGTTTACAAGTTATTCCAGTTATGCGCATGGCAGTATGTATGACTCTGGTGGTTGGACTGCCAAGACTCAATCCACATCTAAATCCAACACAGGTGCATGGGGGTGGGATGATTACGACTACGGTTATGACGACGACGAGAACGCTCGTTATTCGGACACAGCCGAAGTTGAGTCCTATCTTCTTGACGAACTGTATGCACATCCCGAATGGACTGCGCAGGTTCTCAAGTTCACAACTCTCAACGGTTGGGACTACGCATCTGTTGAGTGCATCAACTGTGGTGCAATCACACCAGTTGACCCACTAGAACCAAGCCACACGCATTGTGGTCATTGCAGAGCGTGTCTCGTGTGCACCGAAACTGGCTTATGCCAGTGTTGGGATGGCTACGAATATCATCAATCATTCACACCAACATTCGAGGAGGTAACTAAATGAGCAAGTTGAATCACAAGCGTCGCAAAAAGATGCGACGCAAAGTTAAACGCAGGGATATCGGCTGGGAGAAAACACTAGCCGAACTAACTGCATACGAAATCAAACTGGCAGGAGGTGGTAAGAAATGAGATTGACAACCAGGGGCGCAACCACATTTGAATTAGACCCCGATTCCTATTCCAAGATGATGGTGGAAATTCGTGAATTGGTTACACAACTATTGACGAGCCAAATAGCATCAGAATTGGTTTCACAGGTAAGAAGTCAAATATTGGAAACGGTTGACTACGACCACATTGCCCATTATGTGTCAGCAAATCTCGATTACTCACGAGTAATTGATTACGCAAGAAATGGAGTCATTAGCAATCTGCTTAATGATGAACGCTTCAGCAGTCGTTTAATGCGTCTTGTTGGCGATGCCACCGTTGGTGTCACCAATGAAACAGTTGAGCGAGTGACAGCAATAATTGAATCCAAATCAAACAACAATAGCGATTTGTAATCGCGGAAGGAAACAAAAATGAAAGATACAAAATTAGTTGTTCTCGCAGAGAGCCAAGTGCACAACATACACAAAGACCACAAAAATCCATTTGATTTAGCAATGGCGTCAGTATGGGTTCTAAACAAATCAGGTGAAATGACCTGTCGTAAACTCAATAAAGATGTTTATGATTTGTTGGAAGACCCTGAAACACTCAAAGCAGTCAAGGGGGAAGAATTTTTTGCTATTCTTACCACAGGTTGGGCAGCCCAAATAGAAGATTGCGACGAGGATACGCCACCATCAAAAGCAAAAGGACGACGCCGTGTGCGATTGTTCGTATCGGCAACCGAAGATGGCGCAATATCTGTGTTGCGTTTCAAAGATAATCCAGAAGAAATCATTATTGATGAGAACAAAGCCAAAGGCAGTTTGGCTGATGCTGTTGCCAATTTGTATGCAAGAAAACAAGTAGTGGAAGCAATGGAAGAAATGGTGTTTGGACTAGGAGACACACAATGAACAAAATGCAAAAATATGAAAACTCGGTCAAGCGAGTTGATGTAATTAATGAATTCATTTCCGTATTTGCACAACAAGGTGTTGTGTTTACAGATGAAGAAATAGAAATCATATTCAACCGTTATGCAACCAAATTTCGTAATGTTGTTGAGCACATAGATAAGGAAATGCCATGACATTCACAATCGGGGTCATCGTGTTTATTGGCGCAACAATATTCATGATTAACCAAATCACAAAACACTAAAGGAGATACCATGACAGCAATAAGCGTTGGGTTTGAATTAAGTGACGCAGAGCAATGTATGCCACACCTCAAAGGTGTGATGCAAGCAATTGCGTTAGAAGACATAGAAGAACTGTTCCGTTCCTATGTTCGTGAAGCTGGTTGCGAGATAATGGCGCAACTACTTCGCGACGCAGGTTGGGATATCGGTGGTAAATCATTCATAGAAATGGGAGGATGGTAAAACATGGGAACAAAAACAAATGAAGAAAAAAAATTGCTCAATGAGCAAATGACTAAAGACTTAGAAACAATTTACACAAGCGCAAACTGCACAAATTGTCCTAGTGAGTGGTTCTTCCCCGAAAATGTTCGGGGCAAGATGCCAATTTATCCAGGCTCTAATTTGCATTGCGCGTTCGCAACCTGTAATGCGTGTAAAGTCAAAACAGAATGCTTCAACTTCGCCAGAGACCACGATTGTGTTGGTGTATGGGGTGGTAGATTATTCACCTTTGCCGGCATATCAAAACTAAACAAATACGGAGACATAAAATGAAACTCGAACCAACCTTAGAAGTACAACTTACACTTACACAACTGCGTGTAGTTGTTAAGTCTTTGTCAATAGGCACGGACCAATTAGCAAAAAAGATTCAACGACACGGCAATAACAGCAGAGCCGACCTGGCTTATGTTGAGTATCAAGCGTTGTTGGAAGCCAAACAAGAGATGGAATCTGTGCTCAACGCAGGTCTGTCAGGAGGAGATAACACATGGCTAGACGATTGACGGTAATTTTTCTAATCACAATTGCAGCAATATGGATATTGACGCCACCACGAATCCCGCAAGGAATAGTGGTGTCGCCAATTTATGTGAGTGAATTTTCGTTTGACGAAAGCCCACCATCAACCCATAAGGACAGAATTGTTTTACCTAACGACATGTTGTGCCCTGAGTGGGCACAACTTGCCGTGAGTGTGGGTTGGAGAGAGCAAGACCTTGCCATGCTGGACTCAGTTATCCATCGGGAGTCTCGGTGTTTTACGTGGGTTCATTATGGCAAAGACCCAAACGGCGGGTCTTATGGTCTCACACAAATCAACGCATATTGGTGCAAGCCATCACAATGGTATCCAATGGGATACTTGCAGGCTTTCGGGGTTCTCGAGACCTGTGATGAGTTGTATTTGCCACGAACAAACCTACTATCAGCAAGGCTGATATGGCTCTATTCCGATAGGGAGCATGGAGATGGGTGGCTACCGTGGCAGGCGTAGTATGGGGAATCGGGGTTGAGCCTAAATGCTTGACAGACCGTACACAGATGTGCTTTACTATAATCCCCCTCCAGGGGGGTAGCGGAGACCCGATAGCGGGGGGCAAGCAACAAGAACCACGCCAAGCAAAGCGTCGGCGTGGTAAGGTTCCAAGACAAACAAAGGAAGGTTCTAATGAGAATTGACAAAGAGACCAACAGAGTCTTTGTGAGGCAGTCATGGCTGAAAGACATGCTCTTGTGTCCAGAGAGAGCACGACTTGCAGTCGTGCAACCTGAATTCAAAACGCAGAACGACAGCGCCGCAATCGGCACTGCCGTTCATGCCGGCATTGAAGCTGTGTTGGCTGGGAATGCGTCGGTCAAAGACGCCCCCGACATTTCGCTCATTAAGTTCAAAGAACTTGAGAGCGTAGGAATTAACCACACGAATGTGAACCCCGACTCTTGGCATGACCATGTGTTGGGTCTAACGGAAGCGTGGGTAAAAGATATTCTTCCCAAAGTTCCGATGGGTGGAAGTTGTGAAGTGCCGTTCTCAGTGCCGACAGGCTCTTTCGTGAACGGCATGGAACTATGGTTTGAAGGAACAATGGACTACCTGCACGAATGGGGTATTTGGGACTGGAAGACAGCAGCACGAAAGTATTCTGCGCTGGAGAAACAATCCCAAGACATCCAATCGTCAATCTATTCTTATGCAGGACACAAGCTTGGCATCATCAAAGAGAAATCAGTTTTTAACTTTGGTGTAATGATTCGCGTGAACAACGCTTACGGTCAAATTGTTACGGTTCATAGAAGCAAAGCACACGGAGACTTTGTTGTTAAGCAGGCTATGTCTGCCGTCGCAACAGCGTGTGCTATGATGAAAGATAATGATTTACCAACGGATGAGCGTTGGCTAATAAATGACCAACACTACCTGTGCTCACAGCGCTGGTGCCCGTGGTGGTCAGTATGCAAAGGTGCTCACATAAGTGAGCCCGATAACGAAGCCGAGGAGGCACAACATGGATAAAGACAGAGCAATCATCACACAAGTCGCTGCAAAAATTGCAGCCGACCTTGTCAATACGGAAGCAAACACAGATGCAAAGTTGGGCGAGTTCGCAACTTTGTTCACGAGTGTCAAGGACATCATCTTTGAAGCAATTGACGGTGGCGCACCAAGCGCAGAAATCTACGAGATGGCAAAGAAGACATTCAATGCGACACCCGTAGAGAACTCGTCAGGCGAGTCTGTACAAATCGCTGGCAAGCAACACGGCGACATCCCAGACTGGCTCATCAAAGCTTGTAAGCGTGATGGCATCACCAAGGTTTACGACAACCGTGATGGACTCAAGGACAACGCAAAGCGTCCTTGGTTCAAAGCAGTTGACGCCGACAAGGCTTACTGGCCACCACGAACACGGCAGGCCTAAATGAAACTGACCGCAGAACAAGTTTCTGCGGGCTGGGAAACGGTTGAGAGTCAGGCACACCCACTCCCGCCTGATTCTCAACCTGTTACCCCACCAACCGAATACAGAATGTATGAGCCGCTATCCGAGGCGGCTCATTCTTTTGTTAGGTGGGCACAGAGTCCGCACGAAAGAATTCATTTAGGGTTGCCACAAATTGACGCAGAGATGCGTGGCATTGCCGCAGGTGAAATGTCAATGATGATTGGGTATGCGCACGGTGGTAAGACATTGCTACTACTGCATTCACTACTTGAGAATCGCGACAAGCACATTGCGATGTTCATTCCAGACGAACCACGTCAGTTAATCCTGACCAAACTTACTTGCATGTATCACGGCATTGACGCCCGAGAACTAGAGCGTCTAGTTGCGATAGATGACAAAGACACAATTGATTTGCTCAGGCAAACAGCAGAAGAAAACTTTCCCAACCTTGCAGTATTCGACCAACCACTAACAGCCCTAGATATGGAACGCGCCTATAACGAGGTGTGCGATGTGTGGGGACAGATACCCGACCTGGTGGTTGTTGACTACCTAGACCTTGTGGAAGCAGGCGAGACAGTCCCCGACAAAGCGACGTTCGTTAAGTCGTTTGGTCGTAGGCACGACATACCAATGCTCGTGTTGCATCAGACTTCTCGCTCATCGGGCGCTGACGGCATGAAACTAACTATGTCGTCTGGTGCGTTTGGTGGTGAGCAACAAGCAACATCTGTAATCGGTGTTCGTCGCAAGAAGTATTCCATTGCAGCTGAGATGAATGAAATCATCAACAAGCTTGACAAGACCCATTCAGAGCGAGCGATGGAACGACTTGACTCTTTGCGATACGAAGCAAAGATTCACGAATACACGGTTACTGTAAGTTTGTTGAAGAACAAACGACCAGCAGGACAACTCGTAGACGACATTGACTTTGAGTTGGACTTGGCTACTGGTAGGTTGACTCCGTTGCTTAACAATGACCTACCAGCGCAATATCTGAGGAGTATCCATGACAGACAATTCTGAACTGGTAAAAGATTTTGCAGCGTTGTTTGCCGGTCGCACAGACGCTTATGGTTCTTGGGAAGGTGGTTGCATCAAGCAACCAGTAACTCAGGGTTCGTTTACGAAACATCTGTGGGGGCAGGAGTACATCGGAATCTATCCGATGATGGATAACAGCACCGTTTGGTGGGGCTGTTCAGATATTGATGTGAATGACATTGACCAAGCCCGCAACATTCAGCTCGCACTCAAACTTAAATTGATTGAGAGTTGGGTTGAGAGAACCGTCAAAGGTTTTCATGTGTGGGTGTTCGCTAGGAAACCTGTTGAAGCTCGCGTGATGCGCCGAGCCTTGCTCGCCGCACACGCCGCAGTTAAAGTTCCTGCTAGGGAAATCAATCCAAAGCAAGAGCAAGCTTCTGGCTACGGCAACTATGTTCGCCTGCCCTACCCTGGCGCTTTGTTTGAACCATGTTCGGTTCGCTACATGATAGATAGTTCCGACAAGCCTTTGTCTTTGGAAACATTTGTCAAGGAAGCAACAACCTACGCCGTCACGCAAGAAGACTTACAGCCTCTTGCTGACGCTTATGTTCCAAAAACTCCAGCACAGTTCACAGCCAAGGGCGCACCAATTCCCGTTGATGTAGCAAAAACAATATTGCATCCGTGGACATTGAAGATGTTTCTTGAAGGCCCGATGGCTGACACAGACCGTTCTAGTTGTTTAGTTAAGCTTGCCTATCGGTTTAGGTCTGACGGTATTCCAATTGAATTGGCTTACGGTTTGATTCGCACAGCCGACATGCAATGGGGTAAGTTCTACGCAAGAGAAGATGGGGAGATGCACTTGGCAAAAATCATTGCAGATGTTTATGGCGAGTAAACGCAAGGTGCTTAGTTGGAAACAATTTATTGACCGACGACCTACCGTAAAAGGGCGTCCAAGGTTTGTTAAAAAAACAGGTCATACTTATACGCCAAAAGCAACATTGGACTACGAAAAAGAAATTGCTCAACTTTATAATGGTCCCAAATTTATTGAAGGTCCAATTTGGGTTTCTTTAACTTTTGACCAACACAAAACAACCATTGAAATTAAAGAAATGGATGCTGAATCAACTTCATCTAAGTTGCGTGGCGACATTGATAACTATGCCAAAGCCATACTTGACGCATTGAATGGTGTAGCCTTTACTGACGACAAACAAATTATGAGATTGGATTTGAGGAAAAAATGAAAGAGTCCAGATGGGATATTCCCAAACCAAACTTTCAAAAAGATTTAGAGTTCGGCAAACAGGGCGAAGAACAGGTCAAACAATTCCTGCAAGGAATTGTTAATGGTTCGTTTGAGGTCAAGTCTGACCGGTATCGCAACGGCAAGATGGTGGTTGAAACAGCCCAAAACCCCCGTAAACATGGGTGGAAGCCTTCGGGGCTTATGATAACCGAGGCAGAGTGGTGGGTCTATGTGTATACTATGAACCAAGCAATGGTGGTAGTGTCCACAGAAAGATTAAAGCGTTATATAGAAATGTTACCAAAGTCAAGAATTAGGTTGTTTGCGGAAGGCACAAATAATCCAGCGAAGGGTTATTTGTTGTCGCCAGAGGAAGTTTCACAACTCCTCTATGACCCCGCATACGACGATGTCAAAGAATGACATACCCCAAGACAATTACGTCTTTTCATCAACCTATCTAAGTAAGCAACGCCCACAGACGGCGATGGAAGCATTAATGCTTTCTGTGTCGGACGTAATAGAAGAATCAGTAGAAGAACTACAACCGCTACGCGAAGCAGTAGCGATGTGCATTGAACAACTTGATGAGCAAGACCAGTTCATTATCAACGCAGTCAACAGCGAGTTCCTGTCTTACGAACAGCTTGGTAAACGCCTTGGCGTTTCCAAACCTCACGCCTGGCGACTCAAGAACAATGCTTATGCTAAACTACAACAGCTATTAACAATGCACCCGCTAATCAGAAAGAAGGTCAGAGTGGTCAACACATGGGAACAATCAGCAAGCCAATGGGTTATGCACATTGCATCATTCGCAACAGAAGAACAAGAAGTCTCTCCTGAAAAACTACAAAGAATAATTCACGTTGCTCGAGTTTGTCTTTTTGACCAAGACGACGTTCCTGTTTCTTTGCTGTGGACAGAGATGGGCATTGAGGCAATCCAAGAGTTGCGTATGCGCAACGCTTGGGACTCTGGCAAAATGTGTAGCCTGCTTGCATCCAAACAACACGATTATGGACACGGCAACATAACAGCCTTTGGACTCAAAGGTGTTCTTGTGCGTTTGTCCGACAAAGTAGAACGACTCATCAACCTTAAATCCAAAAAATCCAAAGCACAAAACGAATCGTTGCTTGATACGCTACGGGACATAGTTGGCTATTGTGTAATAGCTTTGATGATTAACGACGAAACATTCAATTTGGAATTAGGAGAGAATTATGCGAACGAGTCAGTTAGTGATTGGATTTGAAATGCCCGTTACAGCGACAGAGATTGCAGCAATACTGGAGAAACACTATGGGCCGATTGATGTTGGTCGGGGAGTTCTTGAAAACGGTTTACAGACAAATTGTTTGTACGTTCACAACAAGAAAAAAAAGCATGTCAAATAGTGGACCTCAAGATTGGATATATGACATTATCCCTGCCAAACAAGTTGAAGAAATAGAATCAAAAGCAAAAAGTCTTCAACAGAACCTAGACAACGGAGTCAATGTAGTGTTGTCAGCAACCAACGACAGCGCCATCAAACTATGTCGGGCATACTACGACAGCACACAAGGTAACATGCAAGCATGGTTGCATATAATGGGATTTCTGGATGCGCTTATCGGTACAATTGAAGAACACCTACAGGAAGAAGGGATAGACCCGTATGCAAAATGAACTGTCGGAAACGCAAGCAGAAACGGAACGCTATCTTCGCGACCGAGTAGAAGAATTAGAAATAACATTGGAAGCAATGCGAGCAGAGCTTCGCGTTGCACAACAAGAACTGTGGAAAAGAGAAACACAATGAGACCAGTAATTGTTCTTTGGGATGACGCCTACTCGGAAGATGAGTGGATGAGTGTTGAGCACTACAACCCCAAACCCGAAACACCAAACATTTCTATTGGCTACATTGTTGCTTATAACAACGACTACGTTCACATCGCTTCAACAATTGACCAAGATGGCGGTAACTGTTGTGGCATCATGGCAATTCCCTACGACATGATTGTCTATGTAGCACCGCTGCAAATTTTAAGCGAAGCTAAAATTTATGGAGACAAAGAAGAATTTGAGCGATACTTGCAAGGCAAGTTCGCTCAACGACCTGAGGTTTACGAGTTTATTGAGTCTGCGGAAATATCCTTAGAAACGAATCCCGAACCTTCTGCTTAGAGTCAGCCCACAGCGGGCTCAGTTCCACATGCAACCAATCACCGTCTGGCGCACCATGTATTGTCGGTTTGGTGTAATTCTGCCAAGTGCCGCGAGTCCAGTTATAGCCACGACCGTGTGGTTTTGGGAAATAATCCAACACAAGCTCAATACCTAGTTCGTCTGCGTGACGAACAAGGAAGTCCGCCATGTGTTCGGCATACTGCCTGCCGTTTCGTCTGCCCTTAGTTGGTGTCTTGCGATAACTAAGGTCTACCGCACGTCCTGTGGCGTGTACAGAGAGGCTCTCAGAGCCCCTCTTGGGCCTGTTTACAAATGTGCCGTTGTTCCACAACGCACCTTCGCTTAAGTAAATAAGGTGCTTAACTAATTCTGTTAAACCTGGGCGTTCGCCCGCGGCGACGCCGTCCTTATTGCCTGTGTAGGTCTTCTTTGCTCTCATAACTATCCCTCTGGGTTGTTTATTGCTTTGTCCCGTTTAGCAATTTCCTGCATGTCGTACAGCCTTCTCAACAATTCGTTATCTTGCATTTGTTGGTTGACTTCTTTAATTGGCGCACCAACCAAGCCAAGCAACGGATTCACCATTGATGTGCCTGGGTCAGTTGGTATTGACGGATTCAAAGACTCAGCCCTGCTCAACAAAGGAATCAGGTTACGCAAAGCATAATATGCTTTGTCGTCAACAAATTTTCTTCCACCCGCACCAGTTTCCCCATATCCCAATAATTCCATTAATGGTTGTAGCGCAGCGCCAACACCACCAGTAACCTCGACCGGAGTTTGCGAGAAACGTTTATTGCTAAACAGTTGTCTTTCTCCAGTTAATTCAATTGGCAAACGAACCAATGGGTTTACGTTTGACAAAAATCTTGCTGGGTCTTGCAACATATTAACATCTGCCTGGATTCTGTTAAAACCAATATCTGGCGTTGCGTATATATTGCGACCAAAAGGAAGTTTCCAAGCACCCATTTCTTGCATCCAAGCAGGCACGATTTCGCCTTCTTTGTCGTCCCTGAAATTACGTTTAGTGTTTCCATAGATTTGGTAAGCACGAGGATTCAACCAAATATTTTGTATTTGCATTGGAAGGTTTCGTGATGTCCACATCCAAAACGGAATTATTTGACGCAAAGATTTGTCTAAGGTAGACAAATCTTCGTAGTCAATTAAGAAACGCTGAACTCTCGCCGCAGAAGTATTGAAGTCCATTCCCTGCATAGCCCCGTCGTAGGCCAACATGAATCGCGAATGTCCTTCAATCCATTGTCCCAAACCTTTGCTGCCACGAGTAAGTGGATTGTTTATCAAACGACCAGACATGTACAGTTGACGCAAGTTGTCAGCTGCGTTACCGCCGCCAGAAGCAAAACTTGCCCTTACGGCAATTTCGGCTTTTGCCCTTTTCGCAACAGGCAAACTTTGAAGCCATTGTTCTACGCTTTTGCCAGCACGAGAAGCTTCATTAAGGCTTCTTGACATCTGCAAACCTTCCATCAAATACCTTGGACTACCTCCAGCGGCAAACAACATGAAGCCGTTGGATATAGAGTTGCGAACGTGAAAGCCAGGACTCAAGGTTGCGTAAGCCTTAAAGAATCTTGTGTATTTACCAAGAAACATATTTAGCTCTCTTGCTATTGCTGGTTCCTGCAACCTGTGTACGTTTTTGACAAACTCGGCTATTTGCGGGGCCACTTGAGTTGTTGGGAATTGCTTGCTTAATTGAACCATTCCTTCGTCAAACGAAGTAACAAAATCGGTATCAACAAAGTAGTTCAATCTACTATCTTTTGGAACCTGCACACCCTCCACAAGTTCTTGTCTAACTTTCCCGTCTTTGCCTACAGTTTCTTTCAGGTAAGACGACTTAGTTAGACCATTTGCAATTCGCGCTATGTGTTCTTGCGAATTCAAAATTGCTACTTGTTTGTAATACTCTGTGTTGGCAAGAATCCATTTTGAAGCTTGGTCACGAATGTTTTTATCAACTGATGGGTTGATGGCAATTTGAGCAAATTTTGTTGCTTCGTCAACAAACATTTGGAACTCTGTAACAAAAGCATCGTAACCTTCCTTGCCTTTAATACCCTTAATTGCAGCCCTAACTCTGGCTGAAGATTTTAGTACATTGTCAATTTCAATAATCTTCTGCATTGCAATGTTTACATCTTCGGGTGTAGTTGCTATTTGTGCAGCGTCATAAGCCCGTCTAGCATTTTCCAACGCTGTTTCTTCTTTTGTGACATTTCCAAGTTTGGAAATTCCACGAAGCGCATCGGTTTGTTTCTTGTTTATTTTTGCTAACTCTTTTTCAGATTGAGCCAACAATTTTGTTTCTTTATCAATTTCTTTGACTTCTTCTCTAACAGCACCAGCCATTGCTGTTTTGACGTTTTGTTCTTTTAGTTGAATGGCCTGAATCCAAGCAACCTCTTGTTCTAATTCTTTTGCAAATTGAAGACTTTCAATTTGCGCAACCTCACCAGCAAACCCAACACCTGGGGGCGCCGTCTCCATCCCAAACGAATCAGATTTCTTTTGAGCAGCAGCATCAATTTCTTTGCGCACTACCTGTGGTGGATTGTAAGCAGCCTGTTGTCCAGCCAGTTCGTCAGCCATAGGCTGACGGCCTGGCAAATCTTGCACAAATGGGCCAGCATTCAAAGCCTGTTCAGCCGTTGCTGTTTCTTGAGCAACACCCTTGCGGAGTGTAGATACGGTAATGTCTGTTGCTTCTGGACTAATCACCCCAGATTGTTGCAGCTGTTTTGCCAACACAGCCTTTTGCATTTCTGCTTTAAGGCCGTCCATCTTAATAACGCTGTCGTATCTAGCGCGTGTTGACAATAATCTTGCCAACAACTGTTCTGTGCTTTGCCCATAGGTCATCATTATGCCGTTGACATCAGACACCATATTGCTGGCTTTTGTGATTAATGCTTCTTCTGGCGTTCCCACCCAAGAACCATTAATAATTTTGCGTCTTTCGCTTGCTGTTTCTTTAGAGACCTTTACAGAATTATCCAAATCATCAACTACGTTTTGTTCTTCAATGTATTTCTGAAGTCTCGTATAGGGCTTATTGCCAGTTACGCCAGAAAGAACGTTGCTGGGTGAACCCATTCCTGTTTCCGTAATTTCATCAACAAAGTCTGGCGTTATTCTTATTTTGCTTGTTCTGCTTTCAGTGGAATCAAAGAAGTTATACAAAAAAGCAACTTTTTTGTTAGCAGATGCACGAGAATCCCAAACTTCTTTTGAGCGCAAAAATTCGTTTAAATCATTTTGCAACAATTCCAAATCCGCCTTCAAGGATTCAGCTACTTTTTTATCGTACTTGCTAGTGTAAACTTTGCCCAACGCTAAATTTTGTTTTCTGCCCAAATCGTCATAGGATTTTTTAATCTGTTGAGCGACTCCAGCAATTTGTTGTTCTCGGCGTTTTACTTCAGCAACAAAAGCTGATGGCCTTGAAAAATATGTTGCATTACGCCTGTAGTAATCCGAAAGAAAATCAGTAAACAAGGCTTCTTGCTCTGGTGGTGTAAACATAAAGTTTCCACCACCCATGCTGTCTGGGAGTTGAATAAATGATTTTTCGCTACCCATTGTTCCGGTAAACGCAGACATACGCACATATTGTGTTGGACTATCCAATATCAAATCAGGGTCGTTAGTTTTTACAATTGGAACCCAAGCATCGTCTGGGTTAAATTTTTCTGCTGTTGTTATTGTTTTCCTAGAAGCTTTTTGTCCGTCTTCTACAATTACGGATGCAGGCTCAATTACGCTCAGTCTTTCCATGTTGAAATTCCAGGGTTCCCACACACGTTCGTAAATTGTTTTTTGACGAATTGTTTGTGCAGCTGGCCCAGCAGCAGGTATTTCCGCCTTGGTATATTCCATCACCCAATCAAATTCGTTTGGTACTGGTTGTCCCGTATTTGGGTCTATTCTTGGTTGCGGAACATATCTGCGTTCTTTGGTTACGCCTCCAGGTGCAGTTTCTGCTACGGGTGCTTCTTGTCTTGTTTTGATTTGCAATTTCTCTAAGTAACCCAAAGATTTGCCTTCGGCATCTCGAGCAACCCTTAACTGGATTTGATTATTGTTTGCATCTAAGAAAATCAACTCAGGTTGAGTTGGGTCCGACATTCGATTAATTAATTTTGGCAAATCTTTATTAAATGGGTCAGGCAATTTTGCAACACCTCCCTTTAGGGGGTTTTGCAAAATTACTTGTTGGGCATCAAATGGAAGATTCGTTGGGTCGCTAGCAATGCTATTAGAAATAATTTTATTAAGTTGAGGTGTCCAAGATTCCGCATTTGATGTGTCTCCAGTTACGGTCCAAGTAATTTTAGACAAATCAGCAGCAGCCAATTCTCTCTTGAATTTCATTAAAGATTCTTCTCGGGCGGCCATGCCGTATTCTTCTGTTTCAATAAATTGTTGATGTTTTGTTTTTGCATCAATATATTTTTTAACTAAATTTGCTTCGTCAGGGGTAAAAGCGCCTTCTGGAATTGGTTTCAATTCTGGTCTGTCAGCGTTTTTTATTCTCTTAAACTCCCATTGTCGTGTGTTCAAATTAAACACGCGTTCGCGTGGTTTAATTTCTCCAAAAGCAAACCGAACATGGTCAATGTAAGCCATGCGTTCTTCGTAAGACAAAGGGACTCCATTGACTTGTGCAATTTGTTTTTCCGCAGCATCGAGTTCTTTGGTTGCTTGTTTTAACGCCTTGGCGGCTTCTGGTTTAGCCTTTATCATTTGTTCCAAATCGTCCAAGGTTTGTTGTAGATAATCTACATATTCTTTTCTTTGTCTTAAAATTTGCGCTTCTTCTGGGTTAGAAGAATAGGTTCGCACCCTAAGTTCATCGCGCATGCTTTTTGCATTCTTGAGGTTTCTGTAAAAAAATGAGTCTTCTTGTTTCTGTACACGAAGACTCAATGTGCCGGAACCAGACAAACGCGCAGCTTCCGAACCACGCAACGTAGGTGTTGCGTATCTTTCCCCACCAAATAAAGCCCCAAACAACTCTTTAATAGCCCGTGTTGAATTAATGTTGCTGTTTAATGCGTCGTTGATATAGCGGTCTATGCTGTCTGCTTGATAAGCAAAATAACCAGCATCGTCACGACGTTTTCCAAAAGCCCTTGTTTGTTTTTGCAGTTCTTTAATTCTTTGCGGCCCAGACATACGAGCTGACAATTTTTTAATTTCTTTTCGTTGTGCGGTAGCTGTTTCTTTTGCCAACTGTTTGGCTTCTTCTAGTTCTTTGGCCACCTTTGAATAGTGTTCATCAAGAAGACTCATCTGAACATCTATGTCATAAGAAAGTTGTTTCTTTAGTTCGTCACCAAATGTCTTGGTGCCCAAAATTCTTTTTTTCAAATTGGTTAAATAAGTTTTGTATCCTTCGTGACCTTTGTTCGCAAGGTTTTGCAAAATCTTAGATTTTTGCAAACCTTCCGAACCAAGAACCGATTCTTGCGCACGACGACTTGTTTCCATTTTTGCTGCCATCACAGGGTCAGCTATTGTCCTAAAATCAATAACTCCAGCGCCGCCAAGATTGCTCATTTGCGAAACAGGGAAAGCCCTAACTTCGATGTCGGCTATGCTGTTGACAATATTTTGATATTGCAAATCAGAAGCAAGGTACGTTTTAATGTCGGACAATTTCTTTAATTCCAAATTGAGAACTAAATTTGGAAATATTTCCTGAAGAACTTCTCGTTCGTCAGGGTTGTTCATTATTGCCCTAAGTTTTTCAAGAAGAAGCAGTTGCATTTCTTCTGCGTTTCTTCCAGAGGCAACAACTTCTTCGGCAATTGGTTCAAGTAAATTTTTTGCCCTTTCCAATGAATCTACGTGTTCAGTTGCCGTTCTTGCAAAGGTTTCATAAATTTCGTGAGTCATGCGAGCATGACCCTGTGGTGTCAACGTTCTTCCACTTGCACCCAAAAGTTCATTTGCCATTCTAAGAACGTATTTAGATTCTTCTTTTATATAAAAATTCATTGCCGCTTTTGCAAGCTCCATTGAACCCTGGGATATATCAATTGGGTTTTGATAACCAAATGCTGGATTTTGTCCACCCGAGTTAACCAAAAAGTTAATTTCGTCCAACGTGTCTTTTGGCAACCTGCTTGTTAATTTGTTTTGTTTTTGAATCAACTCATCACGTTCTTTAATCATTGCTTTTTGTTTTTCAATGATTCTGTTTCTTAAAGGAAGGTTGGGTTGAGTTTTTGATTCATAAAAACTCAACTCATTATTGCTTAAACGATTGTCTGTTATTTTGATGCGGCTTTCAGCAGCCGCAAAACGTTCTTGGATGTCATCAGATAATTCGCCCAAAGAAATTTGGGCGCCAGGATTGTTTTTTGCCGTTTCTAATTGCTTAATATAATCTTCCAAACCGACAATTCCATTGTCGGCATTTAATTGCTTTAGGTGGTTAATGACCGCATCGTAACCTTCTGGTTTTAATATTTGCGATTGGTTGTAATCACCAAATACGTCTACAAAAGAACTATAAACTCTATTTGTTACACCCAAACCAGTATCTGGAACTTTTGCCAAATGTTCAGGAACGGCTAAAAGCCTTCTTTCCAACTCTCGAATTTGTTTGTCCATAACCAACCATTGAGCAGGAAGTTTTAAGCCAGCAGGCAATTCTTTTATGTTTGTAAAAACATACCCATCAAGTTTATCTTCAACAACTTTTATAATTCCGTATTTTTTTCTAATAGCGTCATTTTTTGTAATTCTTAAAATTGCCTTATATTCTTCTGTTGGGTTGTCTAACAAATTTTTAGCAAAATTTGGGTCATCTACTTGAGCCCGCACAAACAACCAACTAATTGCTGCCCGCACATCGCCTAGGTCTGTTGGGTCGGTGGACGTAGCTGCTCTGGCTAATGTTTCACGAACATCAGCAATTGTTTTTTTCTCAAGATTGCTTCTTGTGATGGTGTCTAATTCAAGTTGATTCTTTAACTTAACCCAAGCATTCCATTGTTCTTGGTTGCCAATTGGAACTGCTTTTTCGGTAGCGTTCAAATATGGTCTAATGACTGTGTCAAAATTTAAGCCTTTTTGACCGCCACGAGATTTAACATTTTGACCAATTTGAATTTGACCAAACTTGGCAAGATTCTTTAAATCCGTAATTACTTGAGAAGCATTTTTGTTGCCAACCGTTGTATAGTTTGACAAATCAGATAGAGCATCATTTAAAAACTCAAGAGAGTCTCTTGTAAAAATATTAAATTTATGTTCTATTTCGGCCGCACTTTGGGCAACAACGTCTTGCATTGTTTGCAAATTCTTCAACAAATTATTTACATATTCCGCAGGAGGTGCCTCTGAAGCCTGCGTTAACACATCAAGATATTGATTTAAGGCTGTCTGCCTTAAATCAAGTGACTCCAAAATAATCTGATGATGTGCTTGTTGTTCTGCCAAAAGAACAGATTGTTCCTGAAACATTGCCATGTGTTTTGCGTGTTTTTCAACTATTAACGCACGGGCATTGTTTAATTTTTCTATTGCTTTTTGAACATTCTCTGCTGTCTTGGTTCGCAGGGCAGCATCTGCTTCGGTTGCCGATAATGTTTTTTGTGCAATCAGTTGTTCTGCATCTGTTCCACCAAGAAGAAGTTTTCCAACTTCTTCTTGGCTTAGGTTGGCTAATCTTGTTTGTTCTTTTAGTTGAGACTGCGCTTCTTTTGAAATCGTGTTAACAAAATCCGACATTTCTTTGCGAGCAAGTTCGTAAGCAGTTTTGACGGCTTTTGCGGTTCGTTCTGGTTGCGTTAAAATTGATTCAAGGGCCTCTTTGGTAATCATGCCACGCTGAACAGCCATGCTGGCAATATCGTTGCCGCTTTCTTTTAGGTTTTGATAAAAGGCAATAGTGCCAATACCTTCCGCATAATTTGACAAATAAGAAGTAAGGGCTTTTCTAATATCTGTTTCAAAAAAATCGCCTTTGAACCCACCCAAGCGTGCGAGTTCATTTAACCTGTCTACGCCACCAGCAATGTCTTCGGGTGTAAGTATTTTTCCAAACCAATCAACGCTTTCGCCCGAATTAACAAGCGCTTCAAGGTTTCGCGACTCAAAAGAACCACCAATATTTGTATGGTCAACTTTCATGTACCGACGAACATCTATCGCTCTTTGTGATGAACTATTTTGAACAAAATCCTGTGCTGAAGCAGTCATTTTGTGAGGGAAGAAATTTTTGCGACGACCAGCAATTACGAAACCATTTGGTTCGTTGCCAGCAACAAATCTTCCATACGAATCAATGTTTTCGTACAACTTATCCGTAGCGTCTTTAATTTTTTGCATTGCTCGACGCTGTCTGTCGCTAATGTTTGTTGGGATTACGTCGGTGTCTAGGTATTTGTAGATAACGCTTGATTCAGCAACCACATCTGGGTCGCTTAATGCTTGAGCAACAATGTTTGCCCCATCCCTGGCTGCAACACCTCTTGCCGCCCTGGCTGCATTATCTGCATCCAAAATGGCTAAACCCATTTTGGGTGTTAGGTTGCCAGGCATTGATTTGCCAGCTCTGCCAGCAAAGCGAATGTCGCGCAAATCCAAGTTGGCTGCTGTGCCGGTCGGAGTTATTAACTTGCCAAGATATTCACCAGCTCTTGTGTTCAAAATGCCTAAACGAGCATTTGTTATTCCTGAAGCAAGACCCCTGCCTATGTATCCACTAAAAGGAACACGTATTCTTGAGCCAAGATAATAAATTCCATAGTCGTTCATTCCCATCAATTTGGCCATTTCTGGGGTTAGCCCATTACGACCTCGTTTTAGAATTTCTGCTATTTCGGCATCGGTGGCACCAAGTTTTCTTGCACCAGAAGCCAAAGCTTCCGAACCACGCCGACCCTGAATAGATTTTGTTCCCAAAAATTCTCTTGTGGGTATTGCTTCTTCATATTTTGAAGTTTTGCGCAAAGCGTTTACGACCGTGTCGGAAACGCCACCTAAACCCAAATTAGCTAATTCATCCGAGCGTTTTGCGGCCTCTGTGGCAAATTTTTCAATTGCGCCTTTACCTGTTTGAGTAACTGCTTTTTTAGAAATTGTTCCACCAAGAGTTGCGTATGTTAATGGGTCAAGAGCAATGTCTCCAATTAACCCAATTATTCTTCCGCCCCAACCGCTCATAGGCACAACTCTGCCAAATCCAAAATTTGGGTCTGCTACTTGGTCTTTATAATCTTTGAAAGATGCTTGTGTGTTGGGATTATTATCTACTGCGTCTTTAAATTCTTTAATACCAGAAATAACCAAACGACGAGGTATGTCAATTGCGGATAATCCACCCAAGACAGTTTTGGATATTGGATTATTAACAAGTAAATTGCCAATGGTTCCCAAAGCGCCACTTGGCGCTGGTTGTCCACCTTTAGAAATTTGTTGCAATCTTTCGGTTAGGCCTGGCGCGGTTTGTAACGCTTTAATTTTTGCATCGCGAAAATTAAGCGCAGCTTTTTGTGATGGCACAACCGCGTTTTGCGGACGATTAGCTTGAAGTTCTGCTAATCTTTTGTAGAGACTACTGTTGTCATTTGTTGCCATTATTTGCCTAATTTAACTACTTTGGAACCTTTAACCGTGTAGTTTTTAGACGCACCCGACGATTTAGGAATAGCGGCAGCAGCACTAAATATTCCACGTTTCATCAAAGCATCTTTTAGTGGCGTTGCACCCGAAGCGTCCACTCTTGGTTGCAATAAAGCAACCATGGCTTCTGCGACTCGTGCCATTCGTTCTGGCGTATTGCCAGCAAGTCTTGCTTTTGCCTCGTCAAAAGGAACGGTTGACATAGGCACCGTGCTTCCTTGTGCATAACGGCGAGGAACATTTTTTTGAGTTTCCTGTTGAGCCTGTCTTTTTGCCAAAGCCTCAATCATGTCAGATGTTTTTAATTCTTTGGTATTTGGTGCACCAACAAAACCAACTGTGTCGGCAACATTTTCGGAATAACGTTGTCTTGCTGCATCCAATGCGTCTAACAAGCTTTGATATTCCAAATCGTACGTATCTGGATTTTTTGCAACAAATTCATCAAAAGCTTTTTTAGCTTTTGTTAATTCGTCGGCTTTTTCGGAAACATTTTTTTCAGCAGTTTTTACGTATTCTTCCGGAGCATTAACCTTTGTTAGTTTTGGTGTGTAAGCAGGAATTGGTTGTGTTTTGTCAACGATTGGACTGCCAGGTTTTTGTCCAGGTGGATATTTTTTTTGTTTTGATTCGTAGGGTTGAGCAGCATAGTCTTTTGCTAATTTTTTAAATGCGTCACCATAAACATCAATTGCTTGATATCTTTCATCAAATCCTGGCAAACCACTTTTTCTGAATGGGTCATTTTCAATTTTTAATTGAGTATCTTCTCGTTGAGCTTTTTGATAAGCATTCCATTCTCGATAATACAACTCTGCTTGATTTAGGTAATCATCCACCTCGGCTGAACCGCTTGTGATGTTTGGGTCGTTTTGCAAAACGGCTTTTAAGTTTTGTTTAATGGTCCAAAGGTCGTAACCTTTAGAAATGTCGCTTGCTACATCTTTTAGTATTGGGTCGTTTGTTTGGTCTGCATTAAAAAAATTGGGAGCATAATCAGCCATTAGCTGTTCTGGCGTTTTCCCAATATAAGCAGGTGTGTATGTGTCTGTCAAAACGCCAAGAATGGCGTTTTGCAAAATGGACAAATCAGATGTGTTTAGAATGCCAGAAGAATTAAGCCCGCGCAATTGCGCAACTATGGAATTGAACTGCTCCTGGTCCACGCCTATAAGCCTTTTCGTTACCTGCCGCGACGAGCATTAAGCTCGTCGAGCAATCGCTGCGCCGTGCCGCCCTGCGCCTGCGCTGGGGCTACAAGGTTTGCTAATTGATTGGCAAGGATTTCTTGCGGAGTTGCTGTTTGTACCAATTGTCCAGGTAATGGAGCATTGCCACCATCGCCACTACCACTACCGCTACCGCTACCACTTTTTGTTGGTGCGGCGCCAGTTAATTGAGAAATGGTTTGAGCCAATTCTTGTGCCAAAGCATTACGTTTTTCTTCAACGCCAAACCGTGATTGATAAACGGCTTGTTGCAACGCTGCAAGCGCTTGCGCTTGCGCGTTTTCAGCTTGGCTTGTGTATCCAGCACGTTCTTGACCCAAACCAGTATTAAACAACAATTGCGCCATTTGGGATTCTGCGGCACGCGACCCAGCACCTTGCTGCGCAAGTGCGCTGAGTGTGTTGGCAAGATTTTGAAAATTAGCAGCACCTTGCTGTGCTTGCAATTGGTCTGCTTCTATTTGTCCACGCACAGGTGCGTCCGACACACCATAGGCGTTTAAATAATTGGTTAAAGCGTCTGGCGCAGAACCAACCTGCGCTTTTATTTCAGCATATGGATTGTTTTGGTTTGCGGCCAAATATGCGTTTAAGGCCCTATAACCCTCGTCGCCAAGTCCTTTGGCAACATCGTAGCCCTGACCTATATTTCGCAACGCCCTATCATAAGCACCACCAATTGCGCCTTCGCTTACTTTGCTTTGGTCTGCAATCATTTTTAATAACGCATCAAAACCCGTGTTGTAAGAACCACCCGTGTAGTAGTCAGACAAACCAGACGCCTTTCTGGCATCTTGTTCTTTTTCGTAATTAAATTTCGCTAGCGCAAGTGCATCACTTGCTGTCATGCCGCCACCATAACCACTACCACCTGTTGATGTTGGTGCTGTTGTTGGTGGTGTTGTTTCGTTTGTTGCCCAGTTTGTGCGAAAAAACCCTTCAGCTTCTGGCGATGCCGGTATTGACGGGAACTGTGAAGTAACCCTAGTTTTTGGTGTTGCGCCAGGTTTCCAAACCCAAACAGAACCATCTTGTTCAACGTTTGACATTATATTGCTCCTGCTCTACGTGCATAAAGCTGACGCGCGGCGTCAGCAATAGCTTGTGCTTTTTCTGATTCCATATCTGCCAATTGATTTCTAAAAGCCTCAAGCCGTTGGGCTTCGGTTAGGTCGTACATTCGTTGTTGTTCTAATTGTTGTTGGTCAAATTCAGAAAAACTACGAGCGCGTTGTTTTGCAAAATCTTGCAAACCACGCGCAAACAAACCAGAACGAACATTGGGACCAACCATACCACGGCGAGAATATCCCGACACAACTCGTGGCTGTGCTTTGTTGTATTCCTCTGTCATTCCTTGACGTTCGCGAGTACCACGTTGTTGTGAAAGAAAGTTAGCGTACGCATTCATGGCGCCTGTTGCGCCATATTGCTGTGTGTACCCGCGCCTGCGAGCTTCGTAGTCGGCTGGATTGTAAGCCATTATTTAATCCTTTGATAATCTTTGCGATTATTTTTGTTAACTTCTATTTTTAATCTTTCAATTTCTTCGTACAAGTGACCAATCTCGTGCGACAACGAAGAAAAGATTTGCTGCAACAAAGCAGCATCAGCACTTTTCAAAGCGTTTATGACGGGCGTGGTCCAAGTTTTCATTAACCAAACACCTGCGAACCCAACACAAGTTGGTCACTATCGCCAGTAACACCGCCACTACCTGTAGATGCTGCGGTGATGCGCCCCTGCGCATCCACCGTAATATCTGCCGTTGTGTACGAACCAGGGGTAACGGTTGTGTTAGCAAGTTTTGAAGCGGTAACTGCGCCGTTGGCGATATCGGCTTCACCGATAGCGCCAGCATCAAAACCCGTACCGTTCTGCAACGCATTAACAGCGTCACGAACAGCAATAAAGTTGTTGTTTACCTCATTGGCTTCTGCAATGGTGTTGTTTGTAAATGAGTAAGGTATTACTAAGGCCATTATCCAGTCATCTTTCTATTGTTGTATTTAATAGCGATAGAGTCAAAACCCCAGTCTTGAGAAAGCGGTCCAGTAAACAAAAGCTGCACCGAACGAGCAAACCCAAGATTAGAACCGTTCAAGATTTGTACGCCAACAGATTTCTTACCCCACAAACCAACACCCCAGTTATCTACACCCCATTGCATACCGGCACCAGAAGCGCCAAGAACAGCATTGAATTGTTTGCGTTCAGAACCAGACGATTCTTCATAATTATGAAACACTTTTACGTTGATTGTGCGTTGTGTGTCAACCTGTTTGAATGCTATGTCTGGGCGACGAAACATTTTCTTTTGAGCATAAGTTCTGCCATCAATCCAACCCGTGCGATAGAACGAAGCAAAACCAGTTGGTGTACCGGTAATGTTGTCTTGCTCCTCGTCATACATGTCAACTTTCAACACATACGGTTGTGTTGGGTGAATAAACAATCTAAAGTTTTCATTGCTTGAATTAGTCCAGTCAATGCCACCAATGACGCCTTTGCCGTCATGGGTGGCAAACTTCATGTAAGCACCACGAGGACCAATAGTCGGGTCGTACACAAAACTTGCAGTAGGTGCAGTAGCTAAACCATCAGGGTCGTATGGCAATGACACCCAAATACGACGACCAACATTTGAAACACTATAAGGCTCTGTGCTTAACGCGGACAATTCTTTGTTGTCAACCATTGGTCGCAACTGGTCAAAAACATCTCTGACAACAGAACCGTCATAAAAAAACAAACCTTCTGGCACCGAATAAAAAAACACGCCCCGTTCCGCAACAGCAATACTGTTGCGACTAGAGCAACCAAGACTTGTTGTCAACTCAACAACATTAAAGTTGTCTGACTCTGTGCCAAGCAACAAATAGATTGCGTTGGTTTTAAAAATAACCAACTGACCTTGCACAACAGCAAGACCGTTAATTCCACTACCGCCAGCCTTAAAGTCAATGAAGTCATCTTCTACCCAAGACTCAGGCAAACCTTCGTGCGACCATCGCAGTCGGTCAGGGTAATTTACGCCATCTTCCCTTGTGTTGGCTACGAACATTTTGTTGGCATGCACAATGTTGTGTTCTGCTTTTGGCATGAATCCCGTTGTTGGACTTGTGGTTGGCTGCCAAGAAGGCCCAGAAGGATTTAACGCTGTTGCGTAAGTGTTTGTTGTTTGCCATTTATATCCTGCTGTTCCAGTAGCTCCCGTGCTGATATAGAGCGTGTCACCCCAGTTGGCAAACGATGCGCCATGCGCATTTGTTGTGGCAATGTCATTACCAGACGAAAACTGCAAAGTGGAAAAGTTTGTGCCAGTAGAACGATAAACCTTTGTGCTGTTTGCCAACATAATTGTTGACGTTGCACCATAAAAAGCATGCAGTTTGTCGGGCGCCCAAGTGCCCGACACAGCAGTAGAGTTAATTCTCTGCATAGCACCACGACTAAACACACCACCACGAGGGTCAATCTCAACGTTGAGCATGTCAGGAGATTCGTTCCTGGCCAACAAAAACTGGTCGGCGCGAAGATTCAGGCCGCCAGTAAAATCGTCGTAACGCTCAAGAAGAATCTGCGCCATTAACTACCTAACGTTGCACCAAGAGTTTGCAACCAACGTTTCATCGTTGGATACTGTCTACCGCCAGACATTAACAACGGACGGGCGCTAGGGGTCTTCATTAAGTCACGGCGAGCCATCGCTACACCTTCCTCAAACGAACGCATATACATTTGCGAAAGCTCTGGGTCTTCTTGGCGTTGATAGACGCGAGCCAAAGCAAAATAAGCAAGCAACACATGGAACCATTCATCAAGGTCAATTGCTTCGTTCGTGTTGCTTAACCAAGTGTAAACAGGGTTCCTGTACGCGCGCACGGTAATGCTGTAAGCGGCATCGGGCTTTGGATATAGATGCAAAGCGCCATCCCACATAGCATAAAAATATGGGCGTGAAGCTGTGTCGGTATTGCCAAGCCAAATTTCTTCTGCGTTGTCATACGGAATCATTGTCAGTCTTGAGCCAGACGAAGATGTCTCTACAAGAGAAATGACTTCTCGAATATCGCCAATAGCTGACAACGTGTAAGCACGTTGATTAACTACCGTGTTAAACGTATAGGACTCTTGATACTTTGGGTATCGGCGTTCTAACGCAACAATGCGTTGAAACGCCTCTTTGACAGCGTTGTCAATGATGCTGTTGGGGATGTCTGTGGCGTCAAGGTCTGAGATGTCGCGAACCATAGTTCGCACATCGGCAAGGCTCATTGTCATTAGGCTTCTCCCCTACTGCGTAGGTGCCCCATGCAGTAATCCGTCCCCTTAGCCTTTCTGCCTTCACAGGTGTCATCATTGGCGGCACAAAAGTTGCCTCTACCAAGATAGGGTCCGCTACCTGCGGCTAATCTAGAACCAGCTACCTCTGCTGCGGGTCTCATGCCCGATACTGGAACTCCATGATATTCGTGGGACAATATTGCGTTCTTCATCAATAGTTGTCCTTTTCGTTACTTGGGGTATGCCGCGGAAGGTGGTCGGCACACCCCAAATTACGAATTAAATTTAACCTTTGTAGGTTCTTCCTGCTTTCATTGAAGAAGGAGTTTGTTTGCGGGCATAAATTCCAATAGCTTCTTTGCCCTTTAATTTATTGTTCCAAGCAATTGCCGCTTTAGCTTCGCCAGTTTTTCTTTTAGCATCAGCTTTTTGACCGCGAGTCAATTTGTTGTCTTTCTTTTTTGCAGCCATTGCATTTCTCCTTTGTAATAAATATTGGGTAAGGAGCTTTTATCCCCTTACCCAATATAACAGATTAACTAAGCAGTCTTAGCTGTTAGCTTGCCCTGCTTCTTTGCGTTGCGGCAAGTGAGGTTGCCGTAGCACATGATGAGAGCATAGCGTGCATCCAAGTTTTCTGGGCGCACAAACTCTGTCTGCTGGAACCACTTGCCTGAGTGACCGACAAGTGTGAGGTACTTGCTGTTCAGGAAGTAGAACACGCCAGCTGTGCAATGCACATCGTACATCACAGGAGCAGCCTTGAACAGAAGGTTCTGGAAACCAGCATCTGCTGTCTTGGTGTCTGTGTAGCGCAATTGTGGTTGCAACAGAGCCTCATACTTCTCAAACAATGTTTGAGTTGTAAGAAGCACGTCTGGGTGGTCGTTACCAACCGACACCGTGTTGTAGGCAGTTGACATTTGGGCGAGGGTCAAAGCACCAGCGGTGTTTTCCTCGTACGAACGCCAGAACTCGTTACCAGCTGTTGCACGGTTAATACCGCCAACAGTACCGGATGCCTCAACAATGTTGCCAAGACCGTTCCAGTTTTTGCCTGAGTTGCCTGTGCCGTCTGCGAAGAACATCTGGTTGAAACCTTCACGCATTGACTCCTCGGCCTGCATGATTTTGGCTTCCAACAAGTTGATGATTTCTTGCTCGCCGTTGTTCTTTCCTTCTTCAATACCGCTAATTGCGATTGAAGCAGCGTACTGCTTCCATTCGTACTCAGCAGCTGAGATGCCTTCTTGGGCTGTCAGCGAGATTGTGTCGTACCCTGAGTACGATGCAACCGTGCTGTTCTGGCCGTAGATAAGCGGCTCAACGATTTTTGTACCACCGTTGAGCATGCGAATACGACCCTTTTCCATCAACTTATAAGTCAATGGACGTGCGGTGAACACGTTGTCTGTCAACGTTGCGCGATAGTTCGCGAGGGTCGTTGACAAAAGTTCGTCAAAATTACTATTTGCTGGCATTTAAATTCTCCTGTTGTTAGTGCTAGCCGTTAAGTTGGCGTTTAGCCAACTCGAAAGCATCGCGAAGTGTGGTTACTGGTTTAGAAGACACGTCGGCGCTTTTAGCTGAAGCGCCCTTAGACACAACAGTCGCTTCTCGTTTCGCTTGAACAATAGCTTTTTCTTCTTCTGCTTTTTTGGCTTTCACCTGGTTGGCAGTCAAACTTTGTTCAAAGATACGGTCAAACGCTGTCTGTTTATAGACGGCTTCTAGATTTGGATTGCCTGTAGCCAAAGCCTTAGCAATTACCTCATCTGCATCAAATGCGTCGCCATACTTCTTGGACAAAAGCTCAACAGAACGCTCCAAATCTCGCACAGCCTTTTCTTGTTCAAATGCTTTGATTCGGGATTCTAGTTGCCGAAATTGTTTTTCCGCAGGGTCTAAATACAATTCGTCTTCATCTGACGGTTGTTGTTCATTCAACCCATAGTGTTGTTTCAACAATTCCAAAGTGCTTTGAGGGTCGTTTTGCAAGGCTTCTTGCAAAGCGGCGCCAAATTGCACCTGCTTTCGTTGCTCGCTTAATTCCTGTGTCTTACGTGTATAGTCCGCTTGACGCTGGTATCCAGCAAGCGCCTCTTTTAACGGTACGTCAATTTCTTCACCAGCAACGTTTAGCTTGACAGGTCTGTCAGCATATTCGTCCCAAGCAAAATAATCGCCATTCGTTTCAAGGGCTTCACCTATTTCCGTGCTAACTTCTGCTTGTCCAAGTTCTGGGGCTTCAATTGCACTATCAACGGTGTTCTCATTACTCATAGAGTCCTCCAACGGTTTGCTCTATACCTAACGCAAAAGCGTTACATAGGTATCTGAGTATTTGCTAGCGGAGCACCTTGCGCAAGTAATTGAGACAAAATTTCTGGCGGGATATTAGATGGCATAGCCATGCCACCAGTAGGTGGCATTTCTTGTGGTTCTGCTAATGGTTCTTGTGGCATTGGCATTCCACCAGGCGTTTCAGGTGGTTGTCCTTCTGGGCCAACCCCTTGTGGTGGAACTGGCATCATTGGTTGTGGGGTGACAAACGAACCAGCACCACGAATACCAAAACCATATTGCAGAACATACGTAGCGAGTTTTGGCATGTCAAGAATGCCAGCACCAGCAAACGGAGCCATGGCGTCTACGACCTGCATGGCCATTTGACGACGGAACGATTCGTTAACTGGCTGAGTTGAACCACCCTCAACCAAGAAATCAAATTCGCCCTGGATGTAATCACGGTCAAATTTTAACCATACGGGTTCGGCTTCTGAACCAACAATGCGAATAGCTTGTTCGCCAGTCATGTATTGCTGTGCAAGCATAATCAAACGACGACCGCAATCGCCAATAGATTTTTCAACAATGGCCAACTTGTCCGAAACGCGAGCATTGGCTGCGTCTTGAATAATGGCTGCTTCTGTGGCGGTACGCCGAATCTCTGGCATTCCACCACCCTGATATTCGTTAAGTCCAGAGACTGAACGAATATCATCAGAAATTAGCGACGACTGGTTGTAGAACTCTGGCGGGTTGATAACCGCAGGCATGGGTGCAACAACACTATTAATGCCTTCTTCGGAAATAACTGGCACCATCACATTGTCTTCATCTGATTCAAGAGCGTTGCGACCATCAACATCAAATGCTGTTTCTTTATACAGCCACTTGCGACTAAAACGCTTACGATGATTCATCATCTGCGTACGAGTTAAATTCAGTTCGTGCTGTAATGGTTCAATGGCTTCCAATTCACCCATTGGGTAAAAATAATCAGGCACGTCATAGTTGCGAATCATTGTGTATGGATGGCCAAACAAAAATGGCATTTTTGTTGGCGAAACAAGAAACTTATCCGAGCCATCACAAAATACAGACATTGTGTTTCGGTCAATGTCATACCATTCCCAAACCTCTACATACGCATCATCTTTGTCCGTTGATATTCGTGGACGAAATTCATCTTGTCCCCATTTTGAATAATGCGACGGTGCGGCATCATTGCGGGCTGATGAATTGTAACGTTTGTCTTTTTTAACATCTTCCATTGGGCGACGAGTGCGTTGTGCAATCCAACGAATGTCGTCCATTGATGTTGCGTCTGGGTCAACAAACATGTCAAAAACAGAAACACGTTCCAAAAATGGTCTATCTTCTTTAATAATTAATTCCGACTCAATTGCTGCTTCGGGACTCGGGGTGGCTAATTCGTCGTATGATTCAAAATCTGGCGTTTCATCTTTTGCTTTTTCTTCTTCAACATAACGATAACCAGTTTTAATCCAGCCATGTCCACAAATAAGAAAATCTTTTACGGCACGACGAAATTGTTCTTGGCAGCCATAATGTTGCCACCAATAATTAATAATGGCTTCGGTAACAATTGCTTTATCGGCATCTTCTGGTCGTTTTGCATTAACGGCAATTTTTGGGTGATTAATAGACACCGAAGGAGAAATAACGTTGATGGTTGCAAACGCAATATTAATTAACAGTTGGTCTTCTTTGATATCGGTGCGGTGATGCTTACCCCGGTACAAATCAATTAAACGAGTCCACAGGTCGTCGTAACGTTCTTCTCTGCGCCAACGGCGCGACTGTTCAAGTTTGTTACGATATTTTGTTAGCAGTTCTGTGTTGGTTATCCGTGCCATTATTTATCCTCTTTACCTTCGTGCCATCCAATGTGCTTATCTAACTTACTACCGACCTTGTCAACCTTCGCACCGATTGCATGCAAAAGTTCTCGACCCTCAGCATGTTGTTCAGAGTTTTCTTTACGCAACTTGCTAAGTACTACCACTACTGGGCCCGTGATGACCGCAACAACAATCGGAACCCAGACTTCAGGCATGGCACTAAATCCAACGACTGCCAATTGGCTGAGGGTCCAATCCACCAGCTTTAGCGTCAGCTATCTGCTTGTCTTGACGCTCTTTGATGGTTGGACCATGAAAATTGTCTTTACCGTAAGTAAAACCAAACCGAAGACTACCAACATGGCATTTAAAGCAAATAGCACCCCTTCTGGGGAGTTCTGGTGCATAAAACTCGGTTGAACAGTCTTCGCAGGTTACTTTTAGCATCAATACAATCCTAAATCGTTACTTTTCTAACGTTGTGAGCTCCAATTTTGACCCTTTCAGGGGTTTGAGCCTTTGGAATGAACTGTTCAAACCAACCAAAAGTGTTTTTTCTAGGGGCAAGATTTGCGCGATACTCAGGCAACCAAACATACTTTAACATTTGGTTGGCAATAGCCAAAGACATAACACGGTCATCGTGGGGTGAACCGTGCATCTTGCCATTGCTTTCGCGAATAAAAGTACGCAACTCGGCAATGGTGGATTTGCACATTATCCAAATAACAGAATCACGAATGTTTGCATTTAATTCGTCAATAGCTAATGGTTTAGAAACCGAAGTAGTGCGCCAACCTAAAGTCTCGCTAATCGTTGGATTGCGTTGACCCAAACGTCGTTGTCGGTACAAGTTTTTGTAACCCACGCGTTGCAACGCTTTTAGCGTTGTCAACCCGTGGTTGTTTGACTCAACACCAATAAGACAATGGTTGTACCACCAACCCAAAGCATTCAATACTTCTTCGCCAAAGATGTCTGCGTCCACATGACCGTGCCAATGTGCCACCACAGCACCAGTTTCAACATTGATGATGTGCGCCGTGCTGTAGTCTCCATGTCCCAAACCTTCAGCAACGTCAGCACCAATTACATACACTTGCGATGGTTCTGGGAACTCCCACACAGCGAGCTCACCGCCGTCCTCACGGAACTCGTACATTCCTTTGCCCATAATCTTGTGCAAGTAACCGCGGCGAGGCTCTACGGGCTCGCACGCGCGTAAGGCTTCCAAATCAAACACAGGACGACCAGAACGGATAAAGGCTTCGTCTGGGTCGGATGGATATTCTTGTGCCATTTGCCAGTCGGGCAAGTCACGTTTTTTGGCTTCGTACCATTCTTCGTCACGGTCGCCAGCAGACCAAGGGAAGAAGATTCCCGTAAATCTATTTGTGTTGGTTTGAGAACCAACCCATAGTTCGTGAAATATATTGCCCTCACCGTTAGCTGTGGACAAACAGATAACGCGACCACCAACGTCGGCAACTGGTTCAATAGACGCCCAAGCTTCGCTTGGGTTTGGCAAAAACGCCATCTCGTCAATGATTACCAAAAATACGGATTCACCTCGGGCTGGGTCGTTGCCTGACGGCAGCGATTCAACAGCAGACTCGTTAGCAAACACAATCTTAAGTTGATTATCAGAAAGCAACTCTGGACCATGTTTGCGCATCCATGCCGGCAACATCTTGTAACCGTACTTTGATTTCTGTAACAACTTGGCTGCTTCGCGCTCTGTGCGCGAAAGCATAACAATAAATCTGTCAGGCCAAAAAAAAGCCAACCAAAATGAATATGCAGACGCAAGGGTAGAAAACCCAATCTGTCGTGCTTTAAGCACTATCGAGTATCGGGTGGATAACCATGTGGCAATTGTTTCTCGTTGCGCATCACGCAACTCAAACTTGATACGACCCCGTTCAGGGTGGCGTATCATCCAATAGTTGGAACAGAAATATTCAAATGCCTCAACCTGTTGTTCTAAGGTTGCGTCTTCAGGCCCTTTACATTTTCTCCATTCCTTCTCGTTGAGAAGGTCGGATAGCTCCATAAGTTACGGCTTGCGACCAAACGCCCTGTCGTTCGGATTAGCCCAACGAATAAGCGGCGGCAAAGCAGCCGCCAACAACGCCTTAGATAGGTCTGATGGGTCATAATTGCCTGTAGCAATGACAGCAAGAACTGCTGCCAGACAACTACGCAAATATGAATGGAACATTGCTTTTTGCTGTTTAGATAATTTCATTGTTTTCTCCTACAGGTTCTTCAACTACAGGTGCAACAAACTCGTCAGTAACAGGGTCATAGGTGTAACCGATACCTGCGTATGTGCCACGAATGTTTCCGTTGTATGAAGTGCGCTTGCATAACAAACCTTGATGCTGTGGTTGGTTTTGATAGAACTGTTCCCACGCTTCAGAAGAACCGCCAACTACTGTGCCATCTAAATCTGTTTGTGTAACAGTTTCATCAACACCAACAATAACTTTTACAACCTTGTTTCCGTATCCGATAAATGCGTAATGTGCCATTATGACCAACTCACATTCCCTGAACCAGCAGTAAGTGTTGCTCGCTTGTATCCACCTGACGCTGCGCTTTCTGTGCCTGTTAAACCTGCACCGATAGTAATTGTGTATGTATCTGGATAACGCAAAATAATTACACCACTACCACCTGCGCCCGTTCCCCCACCAGAGCCAGAAAAACCGCCGTTGCCTGTATTTGCAGCACCTGCTGTTGCAACACTAGTAAAATTAGAAGTTCCACCAGTTGCGTAAGTTACACTTGCGCCAGATATATCAGTTGCTCGCCCAGCGCCACCAGCACCAGAAGTAGTGCTATTTGCAGCAACCCCAGCACCGCCAGCACCACCGCCACCGCCACCACGAGTATTTGCGGGCGCACCATTGCCACCTGCAAAACCTTGACCACTTGGAGATGCTGCACCACCAAGTCCACCATCACCACTACCGCCGCCACCACTACCACCTGCTGTGCCGTTAGAAACTGGGGAACCACCTGTACCACCACCAGTTGCAGTTATTGTAGTAGTAAAACTTGCAACACTATTTGAACCATTTGCAGTTGCAGCACCACCTGCACCGATTTGCATATTAAAATTCAAACCGAGTGCTACTAATTGCGAACTTTCCAAAGAGCCAGAACCACCTGTTCCTGTTACCGTACAACGCATACCGCCTGCGCCACCGCCACCTGCGCCTGAATTTGTAGGTCCGCCACCGCCGCCAGCAATTACCAAATAATCAACACTAAAGTTTTGGGAAAGTACAGTTATTGTCGGTGTGTTACTAGCCGAAACATAACCCATCAACCTAGCAGACACAACTAAACCTCATCCTCAATCACAGGGCTAACAGGCTCAACAAAATCCTCTGACACTTCATCGTAAGTGAAACCGATACCAGCATAAGTTTTACCCTCAGTATCAAAAAAGGTTTCAACCCAACGACCCTCATAGCGTTGAGGATTCGCCTCTAGGAACTCTCGTTGCACTACAGCGACATGGGTTACTACATTGTTGTCGTCTAGTTGTGCGAAGTATTGTGCTGACATTGTTTATTCTCCTAACTTTCTAGATTTTGAACCTGACATAGACTGCACCTGATGCACCGCTACCACCAGTAGCGGTTGATTGTGTGTTTACACCGCCACCACCAGCACCATAATTAACACCGCTATTGCCATTACCGCTAGATACACCCGCAACTCCACCATTACCTGCTGCGCCACCTGCGCCTGAACCACCGCCACCACCACCTGCGCCAGCATAATAAGTTGCGCCAGTAATAAATGGACTTATATCTTTCCCGTGACCACCTGTTCCGCCTGTTGTTGTGCTTGTGTTGCCACCCGCACCGCCAGCACCACCACCGCCACCTGCGCCACCATTAAGACCATGAGTAGTTCCGCCACCATTGTTGCCAACATTTAAATCAACAGATTTTCCGCCCGCACCAGTTAATGCAGGGTCATTTGCGCCACCACCTGATGCGCCACTTGGATACACATTTGCTTGACCGTCATAAAAACCACCACATCCACCACCAGCAACAGAAATTAGGTTTCCTATTGAAGATTTCAAACCAGGTGTTGCGGAACCTAAAGTATTTGTGCCACTTCCACCAGCACCTACATCAACAGAATATGTTCCTGCGGTAAGATAAACGGTTGTTGTGCTTGTAATTCCTAATACGCCACCACCGCCACCACCACCGCTGGGGCTGTTTGTTCCGTATGCGCCATTGACACCACCACCGCCACCGATAAGCAACACATCAAACAAACCACCTGTGCTAACAGTCAAATTCGCATCACTCGTAAAAGACAACAGCGTATAGTTCTGACTACCAACAGTAATCGTTGATGAACTTCCACCTGTAGCAGTTCCGTATCCACTCAGGTTTTGTACTGCGCTAGTTTTGCTACGAATATAAACAATGCCTGAACCACCAGCACCACCTGCTGCACCAGCACCACCGCCACCACCCGAAGCCGTGTTCGCTCCTGCTGCCGTACCTGTTGAAGAACCTGCGCCACCAGCGCCACCTACCGAAGAACCACCAGCGCCAGCAGAACCACTCCGAGAACCGCCTCCACCTCCGCCACCCTTAAACAATGCTGAGCCACCAATGAAAGCGCTGACATCATAACCAGCGCCACCTGCACCAGCAGTAGTACCAGAAGCATTTGCGCCAACTGCTGCTACGCCACCGCCACCACCTGCACCACTACCGTTTGTTGCAGTTGCAGTACCACCGTTAAAACCGTTAATGCCAGCATTTGTCGCTGCACCACCAATTACCGCACCTGCGTCACCCGTACCAGTTCCACCACCACCGCAAGCACCGCTTGCGTTTTGATAAGAACCAAAAACATGACCAGTTCCACCGCCACCAACACCGAAACTACGAGCAGTTGAATTGAGATTAGAACCTAAACCAATAGAGTTTGATGCACCACCAGCGCCAATATCAACAGCGTATGTGCCTGCTTCTAGATAGATGCTTTGTTCAAGAACTCCGCCTGCGCCACCGCCACCACCACTATCTGTTGCGGCACGACCGCTTGCGCCGCCACCACCGCCACCAAACATAAGCACATCAAACAAGCCTGCTGAAGTGACAACAAAGTTACCGTCGGAAATAAAAGTGTAAAGATTATAACTAGACCCACCAGAAGTAATAGTTGTGGCAGTACCGCCTGAACCTACACCGTAAGCGCCAACCTGCCCAACAACAGTCGGGGTATTACCGCTACTTACATAACCAAGTTCACGCCTATTGGGCATGGTTAAACCGTAATCTGATTAACGAAACCGTGAATGCAAACAACGTTTGCAGTCGCAGCAAACGCACGAACAGTAAGCGCAGTCGCATTACCTTTGATAAGCAACCCAGGAATTACAGTCACAAGACCTGCTTCTGGTTGCACAGTTACTTCAATGTTGCCATCAGGTGCAGTTGCCTCGCCCCACTCAATCGTCAGTTTTACTGACGATGCGGAGGTATTAACCGCATACAACCAAACTTCATCAAGAGTTGTCGTGGTTGTTGAACCAGTATGAACAAGTGTGCCAGCAGTAGCGGTTTGAGCAACCTTGATGGCTTTGCCATCTGTGCTTGCTGAAAGAGTTTTCTTTGTAAAAGTTGCCATTTGTTATCTCCTAATAAGTGGTTAAATCGTTCCCTACATGAATACTGCGGCTTCAACAGGGTTGAAAGCCGCCACAGGGGCGCTATTAACCCACGCTGAACCATTGTAAGACAACAACTGTCCGCTACTAACAGAAGTTATCGTAACATCACTCAAACCATCCAAGGTTGTAACACCGGCAGGGACAAGACTATTGATGTAACTAGCCACATTGGCAGCCGTAATCTTTTTGCTGACAGGAATGCCGTCAACGCTGTCAACAACAACAAACAGGTCGCCAGAAGCTAAGTCGGTTAACGCAGTAAGTTGTGTTATTTTACTATCAGCCATTGCCAGCCTCCATCAAAACGAAACCTCCATCTTCCAACAACAAATCGTTACCATCTTCCATCTCAAGATTGTAAACAACAAAATCGCCATCCGACCAAAACGCGTTAGCAACATCACCCCAAGTAGAACCAGCAACCCCAGCATCTTTGTAATACTGATACTGCAAACTGCCACGATATTGCAACCCAACAGTAGACCAATGGGTGTACAGCAAATCCGCCAAAGTATCACCAGCTTCGGGATACATTGCCATTAAAGCAACATACATTTGGTCATTGGTTTGACCCATTACACCACCTTGAAATTACGTCGCGACTTCTCATGGGCAGCAATCTGTCCAATGAGTTCATCGAGCTCAGAGTCGGACAACTCCGTTGCCTTCTTATTAGAGTTAACCGTTACCGTAGGTGGCAACATACGGTTGGTGGCCTGTAGGTAAAGCTGGGCTGACTTGGTGTCACCTTCTAGGGCTTTGTTGTAAAGTGTGTCCAGAAGCTTTTGTGTACGCTCTGGTGAGCCTTGGATGTCGTCTACCCGTTTCTTCCATTCGTTGACGAACACTTCTTTTTTCTGCCAGCGTCGTAGGGTGGTTTCGTCTACTTGGTGTTCTATGGCGTACTTGGCTTTGGAGGCTGGCACCCGCTCCGAGGGAGCGGTGCACAGCCAGTCAAGATAATTTTGTTGTGCAACTGTGAGCGTTGCTTCTTCTATTGCCATCAATGTGTAGGCAGTTTGTTACATGTAACGCTTTGGGGGGGACTATAGGGGGGGAAACGGAAAAACCCTGTTTCCCCAGTTGCTGTTAATCGCGGCGCCCTAAGCGCCAGCGATTAAGGCCAACACAAGCCGGGGTTTAAGGAGCATACTGTAATGGCACATACAAAAAAGAAACAAACTTCTAAAAAAGTGCCTAAAGGCTTTCATCGCATGCCTAACGGCAAGCTGATGAAAGGTCCAAAACATCGTGGCTAAAACAGCAGCCTGGCAACGCAAGGAAGGCAAAAACCCCACAGGCGGACTTAACGCCAAGGGCGTTGCGTCCTACCGTGCACAAAACCCTGGCTCAAAACTAAAGATGGCAGTTACAACAAAACCATCAAAATTAAAACCAGGGTCAAAAGCGGCAAAACGCCGCAAATCGTTTTGCGCCAGAATGGGTGGCATGCCAGGCCCAATGAAAGACAGTAAGGGTCGCCCAACACGCAAAGCGTTGGCACTTAGAAAATGGAATTGTTAAATGGCTGGCAAAAAACCAGCTAAGCGTAGTACCAGCACACCAGTAGCGCCTAAAGAGGATTACGGCAAACCAACGCTGTACGTTGGTTTGACACCCGACACAAACCATGTGTGCCCAGAATGTAGCAAAAAAACAAAGCGCGCCATAATTCGTGAATACAAAGGCGTACTGTATTGCGCAAAAACTTGCGTAGCAAAAATAAAACGGCGTGAATTGAACCCTGAAGGGGTATAAAACAGATTTTTTAAAAATGGTCTGTACGGACACGCGACGAAACCATCCATTAATCGCAACGGGCCGCACCCCCACCCTGCCCCCCCTCGTGCTGTGCTGGCGCAAAGAGCGCCAAATGCGCGCGCGAGTTCGCAACGGCGCAATATGGCGTGTATTTGGTATATGTCTCGGGCGCTCGCACACGCTGGTTGTTGGGCTTTGTGCTGGTGTCTAGGTATGGGGGCAGGTCATAACGCAACAGCGTTTCACAATTTATTTCGCACGCAATTCTTAGCGTGCTCTCTACTTTTTTAGTCTCTCAATAATACTTAGGCAGACGAGTGAGTAGTTTCTACATAGAAACTATTTAGTCGCCTGTCTAATTGTTAGGCAGGATTAGTTTCTACATAGAAACTTCTACAACAGAAGGAGAAAGTTATCAAACACAAACAGACAACACTAAGCCAGGCTTGCTCTTGGTTGAACCAAATCTTCAACACAGAGAAAGCAATGGTTCTCCAACACAAAAGTATGTTGGAGACTTGGTATCTTATCGGTTACGCAATTCACAACCTTGACTTCACTCGTCAAGCGTTGATTAAGGCGAACCCTGACAAGAACATCAAGGCGCAACTTAGCAAGGCAATTCGTTTCGCTGCTTTCATTGACGGCAGTTCACCAAAAGCCAAAGCGTTGCGAGCCAAATACCAAAGCAATCAGTTGCTTCATCTTGATGATGCGTATTCACGCATTCCAAAGAAGAAGACTGTTCGCAAAGCCGTAGCGCTTAGTCCAGAAGATGCCCTCAAGAAATTGTTTGCTTCGCCAGCGTTTAAGGCTTTGCCTATCGCTACGCAGAAAGCAATTCGTAAGGCATCTAAATAAGAATTCGTCCCGATGACGAAACCCCGTGAGGGGTCTGCGCGAAGCGCACTGATGAGTCATCAGAACACAAAAGGAGATAAACAAATGCCAGAGTTAGATAAAGAATATTCCAAGGGAGAAATAATCAAACTTCTCACCAAGTTAGAACTTGGCGATGCTGCTTGGGTCGCTGAGCGAGAGAATATTCTCAAGGCAATTGAAGAACACACAGCAATCATTTGCCCAACATCCAGCAACATAAGCGAGATATTCGCTTAACACTGTTTGATAACAGTCTGCGATTCACGAGCACTCCCCTGCTCGTGAGTCAAAGAGTATTATCAACCGATAATGCTAGAAAGAAACAATGATTACAAACAAAACACACAAAACATTAATCCAAGAAAAAATCAAAACAGAAGATGCTCGGTCTAATAAAGACATCAAACGAAGATTGGAAATTGGATTTGCTTCTCGGGTAGAGAAATCTGGAGGCGAGCCAAATGCAATCCACGAGTTGTTGATGTTGGCATACGAAATGGCATTTCTGTTTAATTATGCAATTCCAGATACCGATGAGTTCTTGGTTCAATGCAAATTAAAGAGTGCGAAGACAGAAACACTCGCTTAGGCGAGTGTCACCTGATTAAACAGGTCTGATGAGTCTTTGCTCGTTAGAAACATACAAACAAAGGACAAGACAATGTTAGAAAGACCAGCACTATACAATCAAGCGTTCTATTCACGCTTGGAGACGCTCATTACAGATGACGCTCAGTTAGAAATGTTGTCATCTGTGTTTGATGATGAACTCATTGCCAAACAGATGCAGTTCTCTGCACAGTTCGGCAATATGGAGTGCGCGATTAACTCGTAGTTAATTCAAACGCGTTGAGAGTTCACAAGTTTCTACATAGAAACTTGTGGGCTCAATTACCCGTTTGGGTAGATATACCAACACAAACAAGGAGAACAATAATGAAAGAACATAGAGATACAGCACCAACACCAACTTCTTTGCGACGAGAAGAAGCACAACGACGACGCAAGCGTCGCCGTTTGCCAATGTGGCAAGACACGGCTCGTGTGAATGAGTGGTGTGGTTGGAGAATGAAATGCGAAGCAACTCAAAGTTTGATTCGCACTTTCAGCGACACAGAACAGGCATGGTCATAATGAACAAACTACAAAGAATTATTCACGGATATCGCTGCAACCGTAGTTGGGGCGATGGAAGATTGGAAGCGTTTTATTGGATTGTGTTTCGCAATAAATCATTTGGTGAAATATTGGATTGGTCTGAATTTGATTTACTGTCAATGGATGCAACCAAATGGATTAGTTACACAGAAGAAGAACTGATGGCACTTATCAACGAAAAAGAAACAGGAGAAACAAAATGAGCGATGAAGTAAAATATCTCAATCAAGATGTGTTAAACGATATCCAAATGTTGGAAATCAAAACTCTGTATTTGGGTTTGCACAAACACATAAACGAAGTCCTGAAACATTGTTTTAGTGGCGAACACTTTGACAAATGGGAAATGGTTCTTCTCGAAGAACGACTTGCCGAAATGATTAAATGTTTGGGTGATGTAACAGACAATGTGGTGGAAG